GATTGGGGTGTAATTGGCGGTGATGTAGGTAACGATAGCCTTTTTAGCATTGACATAAACATACGACTTTGAGCTGCCGTTCCAGCCATCTGGCATTTCATTGAGCATGATTTTGTTTATGTTCTCCTCTAGCTTACTCTGGTTGGTTGTCATCTCTGGCAAGTCACCAATAGTAGCTTGAAGTTCTGGGTCAATCTTAATACTTGCATCTTCCAACGGCATAACTTCTATCTTCCATGTGCCGACGCCCTCACCATTCCGCAGTATGTCCTTCGCCCATTTCTTAGCTTCCTCAAGGCTGCGATGGGTAGCCTTAGTTGGGTCTTTTGTCAGGGTTACATGCATGGGGGTACCTTGTGTCATCTCCACATATTCAATATGGTCGTGGACAAGGCCGTAGTGCACCGCCAGTATAAAATTACTCATCTCACTTCCTCCTGTTGAGCCTTGAGTTCAGCAATACGGTCTGCTTCTTGTTCAATCCACTTGGCCTCATTTGGTAGCCACTTATTATTTTCAAGCTCAGCAATCCTCGCTTCTAACGCCACACGCTTCCTATCGGCGGTGATGAGTTGTGAAATCTCTTTAGTTGATATATTCAACAAGCAGCTTTGGTCGTTTTCATCTGCTGGACACAGGTGATGACCGATAAGTACGTCTAGTACCACACTCACCTTTTCTTCGATGCTCAAATTATCTTGTTCTGTAGGTGTCATACTTCCTCCTTAAAGTTAGTTTCGTCAAACGATTGTTCCCATTCTCTTTGTCCAATATATGGTGGCACCTGTTCGCCTAGGTCACGGTATTGGCTCGCGATAAAAGTTTCTTCGTGACAGTTAGTGCAGTGACCACCGTATACCTTTGAACCGCAGTCAACGCATGCTTGATAACTCATACTTCCTCCTGTTGCTCAAATGTTAGCTCGTCTATTTCACTGGTAGTTGTCATGATTTACTCGCTTTGTTTAGTAAGTAGTAATACCAACCTACCTGCTCTTGATACACTCTCTCCACTTTCTCTAGCCAAACGGCGTAACCCTCTCTAGTAGTTACTGGATACCACGCAAACCAGATACCGTCTTTCGGTGCTCTTTGTAATGGGTCTTTCATTCTCATCCTTTCTCATCCTTTCTTAAAGTTAATTCACGATATACACTAAGCTCACCAGTCAGTCGTGCAATATGTCCTTCCATTGCCATGACTAAGCCAACAAACTCTTCTTTGTCTTCCCTAACTAAAAACTCAATTAGAGCTTGCGGTGACATTGCTTTAGGTCTATTTGCAAATATCTCATCTAGTCTTTCGTTATAGTTGGTCATTGGTTTGCTCCTTATCTTGTTCTGTAGGTGTCATAGAATGACCTCAAACAGTTTATAGATTATTGTCCATATACCGATGAAGCTAGTGAAGAAAAGGATTATGCACCTCCAAATCTCCATCTCAATTTTCATTTTATTCTTCATTACTTCTCCTCTCCGTTACCCCTTAATTCATTCATCCGCTCGCCGTAATAGACCATGCCTGGATAAGTTAGATGTGGTCGTGTCCTTCGTATCTCATCAATCCTCGCCGAACTCTCCATTGTGTTAGGGGCGTTGCTCCGAATGCTCAGTATCACTTGAAACTTCACAGAGCAACGTTATCCCCTAGTACTGGGCTGCGTAGTGAACCTTTACGCACTTAGCTTGTCTAGTTTCTTCAAGCACCCAGTTTTTGTTAAAGAGCCGTCCACCTTACCCCATACCCTGTTTCTTCATTCGTCACAAACCTTGGCCTGGTGGCGAGTTGATGGGGGTAGCAGAGCCACCTTGAGGGCATGGCCGGATTGCCACACCCAATTGTCGTACAGATCACTGCTGCCTACCAATCCTCTGGTAATTCAGCTTGCTGTACAGGCTCACCGGCAACTTTGCTGCTGCGCGTATTGCTCTGCGGTTCGGCAGGGTAGTACCATAGGTCGCCATATTTGCTTGTCGTGTAGTTACCACTTGGATTGACTGCGAGATATGCCTCTTTGCCAATCAACTTCTCGTTGATGAGCGTGAGTGCCGCGTCACGGGCCTTAGCGAAATCAGTGATAGCAGCAAATATTTTCTCACCAAGCTCTTTGACTTTTGGCTTCTTGCTTTCATCGACATTATGCACAATCAAGCGGAGAACCTTATCGACGCTCATCTTCGACCCACCGGCACTGTGGAACCACAGCGTCGCCTCGGCGGTTTTGTCGTTGTCATTCGGGTCCATGACAGTCACTTTAATGACATTACGCCCCTTAGCGTCAGTTTTTGCCTCAGCCAGTCCAATCACGACTGTATGTGTACCGTACTCAAAGCCTTGGCCCTGACCACCTGAACGCTCTTTATCTAAGTTTTCTAAGATGTCTCCAAATAGTGAATCTGCCATTATTTTGTTCCTTTGCTGTAATAGGCGTTAATTTTTTCGTTAATCACTTTTAGGTCATTGGCTATGGTACTATCTTCAAACATCTGCATAGGTGCCTTGATACCACTACCATCTGTCTTGACCTTAAACACAAACTCACCTAAGTCTACTGCTGCCTCAAACACAATGTTACTCAAGCCTTCGGGTGCTATGTTATTTCTGATAGACTGCCCCGCAGTTTTAAGCTGTACAAGCTGTTGGTCGTTTAGCTCGATATGCCCAAACAAATAAACATTCTGCTGGCCTGGCTTGTCTATAACTGTCTTAATCAAGTCATAGAAGTCACCAGCAATATCTCTAAATACCTGGAATTGGTCTTTGTCTTTCGAGCGACCAAACACTTGGAAGGTAAATAGGTAATTGACATCATCCACCACTATAATTGGTTTCTTGCTTTTTTCAATCAAGCTCTTGACCTCTGCGCTTGTCTTGGCAACCGCTGGCACTAAATCGGTCTTAAATGGTAATTCCTTACCAGTGACAGAGATGTAGCCTACTTCTTCTTTTCCCAAGTTACGCAAGCTTGTTGACTTGCCTGTGCCTGGGTGCCCCAAGACAAATATGAGCCGCGCCATTAGCTTTTCCTATCTAGGTACTCAACAACTGCTTTGCGAATGACGGCACTGCGATTGCTCGCGTGTTCATTACAGTAGATTGATAGCTGCATGGCTACCTCATCTGGTAGGTACAGTGATATTATTTGATTTGCCACAATTTACTCCTTTATTTCTTTACATATTAAGCAATTATCCGTGTGGATAACGCCTAGGTTAGTATAAACTTCCTCAACGCTTGCCATATTATACGTCCTTCAATCGCTTGACGATATATTGTGTCTTGCTCTCTGATACACCACTTGGCAAATGCCCTTTGAGCGTCGCCTCAGCTTTGACTTTCGTGGTGTCAAGCACCCGCTTGGTGAACTTTAACCCAACAGCAGAGATATCATCAGAGCCATAGGTGGTGCGCTCGGCCAGTGTGATACTGCCCCATTCGCCCTGTATCTTCTCAACACCATTGTCAATCATAGCTTGTTTAACTTGTTCAATCACCTCGTCATGCTTGGCTTTTAGCTCTTTGAGCTGCGCTTCGGCTGCCGCAAACTTACGGATAGCCACCAGGCTTTTGTTATCGATAAACCGTTGTAGTTCTGTTGATCCCATAGTGTGTGCTCCTTATATCATGTTCATTAGTTCTGTTAAATCGTCGGCTTGTGTTTTCTCTTTTGGTATTGAACTGAGTGGCACATTCTTGAGCCGTTCCGGTGCTCCAGCGTGTTCAGGGCAATACCATGAGGTGCGTACCACTGTCTTGAGTTTGCCCCATCCGTCATAATCTGTGCAAGGCTTTACGTTGTGTCGTGCGTCACATAAGCGACACTTGACCGGTAAACCAACTCTGATTATGACTTCTTCCATACCCTCACCGGCACAATATATGTGCTAGGAATATGTTTGACCTCTATTTTTTTCACTGTGTGCTCCTTCTGTTATTGGTATAGTAATTTTATTATAACCACTAATTACTTGTCAATGCCCGATGCCCATAAAGCTGTGGAAAAGTCCTTTTTACCCTTTAGACTTTGATATATCTCATCATCAACAGTATTGCGAACTTTAAATATATAATATAAACATTTTTTTGTTTGACCTGTTCTCCAAGTGCGGCCAATGCTCTGCTCAAACTCTTGGTAGCTGTAGGTCAGGCTGAAAAACACCGTGACGGTAGCCCATTGCAGGTTCAAGCCGGTACTGGCGCTCTTGTAGTGGGCCACGAGTACGGTATTTTTGAGCTGTGCATCTGACTTTGGCAAGGTGCTATGTTTCTCACCGTCGTACCGGAGCACCTTTTTGTCCTTATGGTACTTGGCAATGTACTCCAGTATCGCCTTGCGCTCAGATATATAGTTGTAGAAGATTACGATGTTTTCGCTCGTATCATCTAAAATGTCACTGAGTACGTCCAACCTACTTGCTACCCCAACTTGCCTCAAATAATTAAGTAGTAAGCTTGGGTTGTCGAGCAGCTCACCAGTTTTGGTGGTTCTGACAATCTTCGCGTTGTAGTAGTCCTTCTGCTCTTTCGGGTCCAGCATAATCGTCTTACCGATAAACTGCCTGTCTGGTAGCTCATGTGCCTGTTCGCGCGTCAGTGAGCGCGAGATAAGATGCCACTGTCGGTTCATTTCTTCTGTGTTGAAGTAGCCAACGATGCGTGGGAACCCTGCGAATGTATTGATGTTGCAATATTTTTGCTTAAACTCGGTGATGCCTTTAGTAAAGCCAAACAGTTTTGAGTAGCCTGCAAAATCAATCCAACCGTTGCTCATCGGGGTACCGCTCAGGCCAATGAATTGACCACCGGACTGCACTATTTCATACACTGCTTTGGCTTGCTTGCTCTGAGGGTTTTTTATACTCTGGCACTCATCCGCAATAATATCGTAAACGATGCCACCGTTCCGAGCACCGGTATACTTCCACCAACGCGGCCTTCTGGTATCCTTGTCCATCAGGCGTAAACTTTCGTAGCTGATATATGTGATGTCTCCCGCCAGTTCATGCCCTAGCCATGCCACGGCTTCTTCTTGCCAGTCACCGGTGCGGATCTTACTGGCCGGAGCAACAACTAATAATTTGTGCTGCTGCTGCCAGTGCATCAGTGACATAGCAGTTTTGCCAGTCCCCAAGTCTGCGTACATGATGCCACTCTCCGGCATGGTCGCCAGATATTTTGTTTGGTAAGGGTATAGCTGCATGATATTCTCCTATCGTACTGTTGTTGCTGGCTGTAGGTCGTAAGCGTCCACGGTATCTTGGTAGCTCTCAAGCTCAAGTGCTGGCGTGGTGTCTACCGTCAGGCTGCTATCATCTGTGGCGGTAGCTTCTGGCGCTGGCGTGGCTTCTGGTGCAAAATTGAATAGCGCCAAAAATGCTACCAAAATTATTACCGCTGTTATTACTACTAGTGTTTTGCTATTCCTCATGTCGTTTCTCCTTATAGAAATGCTAAATATTTACCGTTATTGTATACGCTCCAGGGCTGGAACCCTTTTGCCTTGTATAGTCTGTATGCTATATCGAGATTAGTTCTTGGGTCATACAGTTTTTCGAGATCCCCACCGACCATATCGGCGTGTATGCTATTTATCTGCATAAGCCCATAGTCTGTGCTATTGTCTCTGTTCGTGCCCGCATTATTCGCGAGGTGGTTGCCCCTACTCTCGGCCATACATATAGCATACGCTGTTTTGGTGTCCCACTCGTAGCCATTCACGGCGGAGCAGTCTTGTGGTGTCTCTGGCGGTTTTACTGCCGGCGGTTGCTGCGCCACCGGCCCCGCCTCTATTTTTTTGCCGTCTGAGCTGCTTGTACGGCGTTCGTCAGTTGCACGTTCTGATTATTTGCATACCGCACCCCAAGGACGAAGACTATCACCCCCGTTATGAGTACGGCGATTATTATATCTTTTATGTGCTCGCCCCGTGTCTTTTCGTAAACCCTGCGAGTTTTCGCCTGCTTTACTTCTGTATTTTTTGGCATTTTATGCCCTCCTATTTTAATTATTTTACGCTTCTGCTCTGGTAACTCCTCAAAATTGAGTGCTAGTTTATCTAGCGCACTCATGCTTTGCATAGCTCCTCGAACTTCTTGCCGTCGAAGTTGCTATAGGTGTTGGCAAGCTCGTAGCTCATAAACCACTGTAAGTCGGTGATTACATCCAGCGCTGCTTGGATATCTGCCTCTGAATAGCCAA